CAAAGAAAGCATATCTTGCTAAGACCATGAAAAAATACGGTGACGCTTCAAAAATGGGAATGAATCCTGCTGATGTTAATCAAAGAAGGAACAAACCTACATTAAAGAAAAGATAATCTTTGCCTTATTAATTATGGCAATATCAATTCCAGTAAAATCAGAAATTAGGCACGTAGCAACAGCACGTGAGTATTCTCAGAAACAGACTTTTATAAACAGCGGTGCAAGAGCTGGGTCTTTTCTGAGTCAAGCTACTACTCTAGTATATGATGATATACTAAGATTCCAAAACTCAATCCCTAAAACTAACATTGTAGATGGTCTAACTCCAGCACATCAACTTTCAATATACTATGCTATTAAAAGAATATACCAACCAATGTATGGTGTAAGCAGTAGCCCGTATTATGATGAATCATATTTTAATTACTTAAAAGGATTTGTTGGTTCATACTTCTATGCGCAATATGATTGGTTTAATACTGATAATGAAACAAATGCTTTTGAATTTGCTGCATTGAATGCTGGTAATGCTTTGTATCAATTTATTGATGTTATAGTAGAAGGTGAATCATTCAAAGATGCATTTACAGATTTTTGGGAACAAGGGAGAGGTACGTATGCTTCCTTAGGTGGCGGTAATGATATTCGACCTGAACTTCGTAATGAAATAATTAAGGTTGATCTATGGAATGCAGACGGTACACAAGGTGATACTGTTTATGCTGGATTTGATATCAATGGAACTTTAGTTGTTTGGGATTCATCATCTTTTGCTAGTCTTGGTACACAAGCAAATATAGCTGAGTTCGATTATGATTTTTTTGCAGGCAATGTACTTTGGTTTATGGATGAGCTAGTTGGTATAGAATCAGATTGGACAAAGGATGCATCACCAGGAATTGTAGACAATACTGCTTATGGTTATGTACAATTTACTGAGGACAGTGTTGCCACAGCAGTAACAAGATATCTCGAACATATAAAAAGATTTAATGCACGTAAGGATATAAGAGATTGGCAACCTTGGGGAGTTCCGGCAGGTACAGAAATGCAAATACCTTTATGGTTAACTAAATTAAGTGTTGCAGTTGATAGACAACCTAACGGTAAACCTGGACCAGGTTATAACCATGAATACGAATTAGATAGATTAACATATGATCAGACAGTAGCTTTAGCATTTGTTCACACTCACGGTGGTTCATCAAGAGATCGTAACTTTATAAAGTTATCAAGAGGTGATGTTGATGCAGCAAAAGAAATATACGAAAGAAACCATCATACAAATCCTGATCAAGCAACATTAGATAGATTAAATACCACTATTCAAACGGGTCGTGATAAATCTGGAGCAATTATTGCTGGAACAGATCCAGGATTCTTTAGAATACACTATGTACCAGCACCAACTATAAAATCTTTTGCTGCAAGTCTACCATTAGCTCAATCACTAAACTTATTATATAACATAATATCAGAACAAATCTTCACTGATAAATATAAAGAGAACCGAGATGCGGTTAAAGAGGCAAACGGAGCACCGTAATTATATAAATAAGTCTATATAACAAGGAAACATCATGGCAAAACCTACAACAAGAGCTACATTACAAGATTACTGCTTAAGGAATTTAGGTGCACCTGTAATTGAAATCAATGTAGATGAAGATCAACTTGAAGATCGTACAGATGAAGCATTACAATTCTACCAAGAGTATCACTCTGATGGTGTAATTCGTGAATATTTAAAACATGAGCTAACTGCAACAGATATAACAAATAATTATATTACTGTGGCTGATAGTGTGACTAATGTTGTACGTATGTTAAAGATTACCGGCACTACTGGTAGTTCATTATTTGATATGGGTTACCATATGAGACTTAATGATATCTTCATGTTACAAGGTTTAGGAGCTCAAACTCAAGAATATATACAATCACAACAGAAATTATCTTTGATTGACCATAGATTAAATAGTGAAGAGCATATCAGATTTAGTAGACATATGAATAGAGTTCATATGGATGAAGGTTATGGAGATTTAGGAGCTGGTGATTTTATAGTTCTTGAAGTAATGTCTATTATAGATCCAGGAACATATGCCGATGTTTTTAATGATTTGTATTTAAAGAAATATCTTACTGCATTGATTAAACGTCAATGGGGAGCAAACTTAATGAAGTTCCAAGACTTCCAGCTTCCAGGTGGTATAACATTGAATGGACGTCAGATATACGAAGACGCCATTGAGGAGATTCAAGGTTTAGAAGAAGAATGCAGGTTGATTTGGGCTATGCCAGACAACTTTTTAATGGGATAAAGAATGGCTACATCAGTATATTTTTCAGGAGCGGTAAGATCTGAACAAGACCTATACGAGGATCTTGTTACAGAAAGCATCAAAGTATTTGGACAAGATGTGGTATATATACCACGCGAATCATTAGGTGAAGACGCCCTCTTAAATGAAGAGTGGAGTCAATTCACACAAGCCTATCCAGTAGAAATGTATTTAGAAAATGTTGAAGGATTCGAAGGTGATGGTAATCTATTAGGTAAATTTGGTTTAGAGATTCGTGATCAGGCAAACCTTGTAGTAACAAAACGTAGATGGGATCAAGCTGTTGGTCAAAACATTGTCGATGGTCAAGCATCTCCTAATGAAGGTGATTTAATATATATGACAATGACTCAAAGATTATTTGAGATTAAATATGTAGAACCTAAATCACCATTCTATCAATTACAAGACCTCCCAAGTTATACACTAACTGCAGAGTTATTTGAATATAATGATCAGCATTTTGATACTGGTTATGATGAGATTGATGCTATCGAATGGGATAATGCTACAGCATACAGTTATATTGTTACTGCTAATACTGCAAACTTTGAGCTTGGCGAATTAGTAACACAATGGACTGGATCAAATGATTCATCTGGTAACCCGATTAATATTGAAGGTTATGTTGCTGGTTGGGAAGGTACTGAAGCTAGAATAACAATCATATCTCCACATCAAAGCACAAATGGTGATGGTACATTTATGACATTCTCAGTTCAGTCCGCCACTACGAAGAAACTTATAGGTAAAAATTCTGGTACACAAACATATATTACAATTGACCAGAGTGGTACTACGAAGACATTCTATAACCAAGATCCATTTGCTGACAATGACGAATTCGAAGTTGCTGGTGATGATGTTATAGACTTTACAGAATCTAATCCGTTTGGAGATCCATAATGTTCGAAAATCATTTCTATAATGAAAGTACAAGACGTATGGTATCTGTCTTTGGATCTATATTTAACGATATGGAAGTCGTTAAGAAAGATTCGGCTGGTAAAGTACTACAAAAAATTAAAGTTCCTTTAGGTTATGCACCACGAACTAAAGTTCTTGCACGTTTAAATGAACAAACAAGTGATCCTAAGATAGCACTAAAGCTACCTAGATTATCATTTGAAATATCATCTATGGAATATGATGCCAATGCACGTGTATCTAAACATAAGAATTATACAAAGGTAATAACAGGGGACACATTACAATTAAACAAGTTGGGTGCGCCCGCTGTTTATAAAGTTGGATTTGAATTAAATCTTTTGGCTTCAACACAAGATGAAGCTCTGCAGTTATTAGAGCAGATACTTCCAATGTTTCAGCCAGAGTATACAGTAACAATAAAAGATATTCCAAGTATGAATATCACAACCGACACTCCTATAATTTTAGAGAGTGTTACTATGAATGATGATTATGAGGGTGATTTAGTTACGAGGAGAGCCATAATATATACTTTGTCTTTCTCAACTCGTATTCGTTATTATAGAGGTATCGGTAAGAGCAAACAAATTCTCCAGACAGAAGTTGATTATTCAGAGAATGTTGATCCTACTACTCATAAATTTGAGACACAAAAGATAGTAGGTACAACAACATCTGACGGTGCTGGTGGTTTTAAAGAACCATACACTGAGACGATTAACTTTTTTGACACTGACGTATAAGGGAGAATGTAATGGGATATAGATTTAATGCAAAATTAGTAAAGGTTGTTGATGGAGATACCATTGATGCAGATATAGAATTAGGTTTTTCAGTATTCATGCGGGATCGTATCCGTTTAATGGGTATAGATACACCTGAGAGTAGAACAAGAAATTTGGCAGAGAAGTCATGGGGACTTGCTGCTAAACACAGATTGATAGAACTATTGGCAGAAGCTAATGGTGAATTTACACTAGTAACCGAAGATATGGAGAAAGGTAAATTTGGAAGAGTACTTGGTACGATTGAGGTTAATGGCAAAGATGCTAACCAAAGTCTTATCGAAGAGAACTTAGCTATACCATATGAAGGTGGCAATAAAGATGAAAGCCGTACAAAATATGGTGTACAAGAATTATGGAATACATATTATGAAAACCCACAGGAACATGACGATGACCATGAACATGGAGACGAAAACCCAGAAGCTCACATCGACTTCCACGAAAAGTAAAATTGATTCGGACTTCGAAAGAGTCCGAAGAGATTTATTTGATTTATCCACGCAAGGTGAAGAAGCGATAGAGCTCATGATGGAGCTTGCGCGTGAGTCAGAGCACCCGAGAGCATTTGAAGTTCTTGGACAATTAATTAAACAAAACGCTGAGATAGGTGAAAAAGTTTTAAAGCTTCATAAGAGTAAGAAGGAACAAGATAAAACTGATGAACCTACAGCACTTGCTCAGCAAGCAGCAACGAATAACAATGTGTTTATAGGCTCAACAGCTGAACTACAAAAAATGTTACGTGATGAAAAGGTAATAGAAACAGAACCGGACTTATTTGAGAAATGAGAGAAACAAACTATTTAGGCAATCCGAATGTTCGGGGTGCCGATGTAGAACATCCTTGGACTAAAGAGGAATTAAAAGAATACAAGAAGTGTTTAGATGAT